CCTACAAAATCCGAAAGAGATACATTATACCAGAAGAGAATCAATCCAGTAACCAGTCTTCCTGGTCAGGGTATTGTACTCTTCGGAGATAAAACTGCTCTCGCTTCACCATCTGCTTTTGATCGCATAAACGTTCGCCGTCTCTTCTTAGTTCTTGAGAAGACTATTGCTAACGCAGCGAAGGGGGTTCTCTTTGAACTTAATGACGAATTCACTCGTAACAACTTCAAGAATGTTGTCGAACCATATCTTAGAGGCGTTCAAGCCGAAAGAGGTATCACTGACTTCTTAGTTGTTTGTGATGACACCAATAATACTGGTGCAGTCATTGACGCAAACGAGTTTAAGGCTGATTTCTATATCAAGCCAGCACGCTCGATTAACTTCATCACACTAACCTTCGTGGCTACACGTACTGGTGTTAGCTTTGAAGAAGTAGTCCCTCGCAGATAATTAAAGGAGCACTTTAAATGAAAACCCCATTAGGACTATTAGAATTCCAGAATAAAATTAGAGGCGCAGTACGCCCTAATATATTTACGGTCACTCACAACTGGCCAGCAGGAATTCCCTCAAAACCAAATAAAGATTTTGTTGCCTACATGTGTAAGTCTGCTGCATTGCCAGCAACTAATGTAGGAACAGTCGAACTTCCTTTCCGTGGACGTGTTGTAAAGGTACCTGGAGACAGAACTTACGAAACATGGACAGCAACATTTTATAACGATGATGGCTGGTCATTGCGTTCTGCATATGAGAAGTGGATTCAACTAACAAACGGAGTTGATACCAATACTGCAACAGCAGATATCTCACAAACTTTTGAGAATATTACTATTGCTCAATTAGATAAGTTTGGTGGATCTGGTGCTGCAACTGGAACAAAAGATTACAAAACTCTACGTGAGTATGTTCTTGTATCGGCATGGCCAGTTTCAGTTTCTCAAATATCGGTTGCTTACGATAACAATGACTCTTATGAAGAGTTTGATGTTGAGTTTGCTTATCAATACCACGAGAGTACTGACGGAGCTAGTAACAACATCGTTTCCAAGGATACAGACGGATAAAAATCCGTCCCTGGGAACCAACTAAATAGTAGGTAATAAGAAACCACAAATATTATGGCAGAGTTATTCGGTTTCTCGTTTAGAAAAAAGGTTTTAGAGAAGGATCGAGCTCCGTCTCCTATCCAACCTTCGAGCGAGGACGGCGCAACTAGTTATATCGCTGGAGGTTACTATGGTCAGTATCTTGACCTAGACGGTAACTTCAAGACCGAATATGATATGGTGAAAAAATATCGTGAGATGGCGATGCATCCAGAAGTGGATTCCGCCATTGAAGATATTATTCATGAAGCAATCGTTGCAGATCAAAACGATAGTCCTGTACATGTTAACCTTGATAACCTTGAGGTTAGTGATAGTGTTAAAGGAATGATCCGTGATGAATTTGAGTATGTTAAAAATTTATTTGGATTTGATACTAAAGCCCATGAGATGTTCCGTAGATGGTATATCGATGGGCGTTTATATTATCATAAAGTAATTAACTTAGACAAACCTCAAGATGGTATTCTTGAACTTAGGTATGTCGATCCTCATAAGATCAAAAAGATTAGGCAGTTAACAAAACCAAAGACTGCAGACGAATTTATGAAGTATGACTTTGGTAAGTCAGAAGAATATTTTATATACAATCCTAAAGGTTTAAACAATACATCTGCTAATAGCGGAATTAAAATTGCGAAAGATGCAATAACATACGTGACCTCTGGTATCATGGATACCAATAGAAATATCGTATTATCTTATTTGCATAAGGGTATCAAAGTACTCAATCAACTTAGAATGATTGAAGATTCTTTGGTTATCTATCGTATATCTCGTGCACCAGAACGCAGGATCTTCTACATTGACGTAGGTAATCTTCCGAAAGTTAAAGCGGAACAGTATCTTCGTGAAGTTATGGGAAGGTATCGTAACAAATTAGTATACGATGCTGCCACTGGTGAGATAAGAGACGACAGAAAATACATGTCTATGATGGAAGACTTCTGGCTTCCACGTAGAGAAGGGGGTAGAGGTACCGAAATAACTACTCTTCCAGGTGGTCAGAACCTTGGAGAGCTTACAGACGTGCAATATTTCCAAACAAAACTTTACAAAGCGTTAAATGTTCCTGCTGGTAGATTAGATTCTGCTACTTCATTTAACCTTGGAAGGTCATCTGAGATCACTAGAGACGAGTTAAAATTCACTAAGTTTGTCGGTAAACTCCGTAAGAAGTTCAGTGAAATATTCCAAGACGTATTAAAAACTCAATTAATTCTTAAGGGTGTTATCACTCCTGAAGATTGGGAGGATATGAAAGAGCATATCCAATACGACTATCTCTATGATAATCATTTCACGGAACTTAAGAACCTTGAGATGATGACAGAACAATTGAATGTCATTCAACTCATGGATCCTTACGTTGGTAAGTATTTTTCTGTGGATTATATTCGTCAACATATTCTCGGTCAGACAGAGAAGCAAGTTGAAGAAATGGATGTTCAAATGGCAGATGATATTAAATCTGGCAGAGCATTGGATCCTCTCCAGCTAGTAGCATCTGATGCTCAAGCAATAGAAACTGACCATCAAGCTGCGGAAGCAGACATTGAATTGAAGCAGGCTCAGACGAAGAATGCATTAAAACCCGCGCCTCAAAAAGCAAACGGTAATAAATAAATTACAGACAACAGTACATTATGGCTACGCAAGAGCGAGAAATCGTTGATTTACTTTGGGACGGAGGGCAGGATGCTGCTGCTCTGGATAAACTCAAAGATATGCTGCAAGTGAAAGCTGCAGCATCAGTTGATGCGAGTAAACTGGATGTTGCAAACAGAATGTTTCCGCATGTGCCTGATGAAGGCAATGTAAATTCTAGAGAAACTGGTCTTCCCCCAGAAGGCGAGGCATCACCAGAAGAAACAGCGGATATAATCAACCGCAACCCCGATGATACCGAAAAGGAAAACGATGATGAAACTGATAACGGAAGCAATTGAACCCGTAGAATTTCTAACCGAAGAAAAAAACGGTAAGAAAGATACCTACATTAAGGGTGTATTTTTGCAGACCGAAATCACTAACCGCAATGGTCGTATGTATAAGTACGATACCATGGCTCGTGAAGTTGGTAAGTATACTGAGGAGTTCATCCATCGCGGAAGAGCACTTGGTGAACTTGGTCATCCAGAAGGTCCAACTATAAACTTGGATCGTGTTTCCCATAAAATTGTCGAGCTTACCCCTGAAGGTAAAAACTTCATTGGTAAAGCGAAGCTTCTCGAAACCCCTATGGGTAAGATCGCAAAGAACTTACTTGAGGAAGGGGTGCAACTCGGTGTGTCTTCTAGAGGTTTAGGCTCTCTTAAAAAAGAGGGTACTATGCAAGTAGTCGCCGATGACTTTATCCTATCCACTGCTGCAGATATTGTGGCAGATCCATCCGCACCTGATGCTTTTGTTGAAGGTATCTACGAAGGAAAGGAATGGACTTTAGTTGATGGCAAAATCAAAGAAGCACAAATAGAGGCTGTCAAGGAAGCCCTTGACAACGCTCCCTCATATGAAGAACTAGCAGAAAGAAAGATCCGCGCATTCGAGTCTTTCCTCAGAAGCTTGTGATTTATAAATAAATATGTAAATTAAATGCAGTCTAATTACCCGTTTAGGAGTTACTTAAATGTCTAGTATTGATGAAAAATTCAAAAAGGTGATCGCAGAAACGGCGGCTCCTGAGAAAACAATCGAGGAAGATGCCGCAGTCGGCGATGCAGCCATCAAGAAAGGCGCAGTTCCTCCACAAAAATCCGACCTTAAAAACGATGCTATCGAAGTCGGTGGAAGCACAAAGGAAAAACCCGAAGGACCAGACAATGTTGGTGCTAAAGCGGCTGCCCCTGTAGGTGCTACAAAAGATTCTACACTTCAAACAAAGCCAAGTGGTGCTTCACCTAGTCTTCCAGGTGGACTTTCTGCTAAGATCTTTGATGATGTAGAAAAAGAAGGAGAGACAATCTCCGAAACAGAAGTCAAAGAAGACATCAGTGCAATTCTTGCAGGTGCCGATCTTGACGAAGAATTCCAAAAGAAAGCAACAACTGTATTTGAAGCTGCTGTACATTCTAAAGTACAAGAGCAAGTTGTTGCACTTAAGGAGACTGCAGAGACCAGAATTGCTGAAGAACTTGAGGTAATCAAAGAGGACTTCGCTGGTCGCGTAGAAAATTTCCTATCCTATGCCTGTGAGGAGTGGATGTCCGAGAACGAACTCGCTATCGAGAAAGGACTTCGCTCAGAAGTAACAGAGTCATTCATGGAAGGATTAAAGAAATTGTTCATTGAAAGCAACATCAATCTTCCAGATGAGAAGCTTGATGCCGTTGCTGAGATGAGCGAGAAACTAGATGAAATGGAGACCCGTCTCAACGAACAAGTTGAAAAGAACGTTGGACTGCACGAGAAGGTAGGGAACTATCGTAAGAATGAGATTTTGACAGAACTATCCAGAGGACTTGCAGAAGTTCA